TCCGTGGACTTTCTTAAAATCACATATTGTTTCCTCCAGTGTTTTTCGTCTTGCCAATTACCCTCCTTTATTCCTCGAACCTAATTTTTAATTCTTCAATCCCAAGTAAATTATTTATAGCTTTTTTATCATTTCCTGGAATTATATTTTTAATACTAAAAAAATTCCAATAATGAAAATCATGATATATTTGAAAAAAATCCCCACTTCGATTTACTTCAATGATATTGGACTCTGTAATTAAAGTCATTTGAGTTTTTATTTCAAAGTATCCATACTCCTCGGTATACTGTAATAAAGTTTCGACTTGATGATCATTAGTTTGAGTATATAGTAAATTTAGGTACTCGGTATCTAATTCAAAATACATTGGAAATTGATCGCTATTTAAGATATGTAAAAGGGTATATTCTTTTTTTGGATCCACTTGGGTGGGAATTTTAATTCTTTTTTGTCTAGGAGAATTACTTATCATAATTCTTCCTAAGCTTTATCTAAATCGAAATTTTCCAATAATTCGAGAACCTTTGTTTTACGGAAATCAGTATCATCTCCTAACCATTGATCAAATTCTAATTTTTCTAAAGCGATATCACTAGAACCTTCGAAAGTTAATGGTTGGCATAACTCTTCTAGAGTATGTTTCTTAAACAATTCTTCCCAATGCGCTTCCGATAACGAACCAAGACCTTTAGCATAGAAGTACGATACTCCAGCTGGTTTATTAGAATCGTATTCTAAATAATCCTCAAATTTAAAAAACATTTTTACAGGTTTTTCATTTTTAAGTGCAATTAGAACCGGAGTTAAAAATCTATAAATTCTTAATTTTTCTAAATATGCTGGAGCAAACTTAGCAAAGAATGCTAGTACTAAAAGAGCAATATGTGAACCATCAACATCGGCATCCGATCCAATAATAATCTCTTCATAGTTTAATGGATGCGTTTCATCTCCATTATTATCTTTAGTAAGATCAATTCCAAGAATATCTGCAAGTTCAAGAACCTCATCATTTTTTACAACAAGAGCTAAACTTTTTTTCATACAATTTATCATTTTACCCTTTAGTGGAAAGAAACCATTTTCCTCTCTACCAAGTTCAGAAATAAGAGGATTAATTGCCGAATCCCCTTCAGATAAAAATAATCTTTTCTTTTTTTTCGTAGCTGGCCAATATTTTGCTGGAGTCTTTTTAGATTTTTGAGCAGTTTTAGCTTTTTTATTTTCAAGCATGATTTGAGTAGCTCTATAAATATCAATAATCGGTTCCATAATAACTTTATTTTTATAAAGTTTATTTATGAATTTATCGATCATTGCTTTATCTAAAAGTTCTTTAGCAATTTCTGGGAATTGAGAAGCTGTATTAATACATATCGATTTAATTTGATCACCAAATCTAGGATTAGGAATATTTTTAACAAGAACCATAAAAGTCAAATGATTTTTAATATCGGCTGCTTTTATATTCTTATATTTTTTCTGAATCTTTTCAACTAAAGGTAAAATAACTCTTTTCTCAGCCCATTCTAAAACATCACCACCGTTATAAACGTTTATTCCATTTACAAAATGAATATTGGTGTATCCATTATTTAATGAATTACCAATACCAATAACTAAATTTTCGGTTTCGAAGTACTGGAAATCAAATTGTTTACCATTTAATAATTCATCCAGATAATTAAAATATGGTTTGATATCTTTAAAAGATTTAATTTTTAAAGTTTCCGAATTGATTTTAAAAGTAATTTCCGGATAAGTCATACTTAAAAATAGCAGTTCGTATTTAATTAAAGATGAATATTCATCATCTAAATTAGCATCTGATCCTAAATTTAATTTTTCCTTATCGGGGTAGAATTGAATATCCGTACCACGTTTAGAATTAGGTAATTTTTTCTTAGTTATTTCGATTTCTTTGGTTTCTACATTATTCTCGGTAACGATTGTAAAAATATTTTCACCGTCTCTAGTTTCCCCAATAAATTTTTTAGCAAAGAAAACTCCAAGAGAAGCACCTTCTCCATTTTGACCAATACTTGTATTATCAGCTTCATCATCAAAATTTGAACCAGCTCTTAGATTTACCCAAGCAGCTTCGGGCATCATAATTTCTATTTCTTCCCCATGTTCATTTACAGCCGGAACGATAGGAATACCTCTACCATTATCTTTAATACTTAAATGATCATCATACACATTTACTTCTATTTTATTAGCGAATTTGTAGTTAGTACGAATAGCTTCATCTATACTATTATCTAAAAACTCTCTAAAAATTTTAAGAACTGCCGGAACATATCTAATTTTGTCATACCAAATATAATCATTTGAATCGATATTGAAAATATTATATCGGTTAATTTCGGCAGGAGTAATTTGCCCTAAATAACGACCTGCTCTTTTTAAGGCATGAGTTTTTTCGGAAAGTATTTTTACTCTATTTTTTTTCATCATTGTTCCTCAATCGTTTTTTTTAAATCAAAGATTTCTTTTTCTAGATTTTCTTTAATTTTTAAAAGTTGAACTTCATCGTTTGTCCCATATTCAGATAATAATAATTCCTTTAACGAACGCATTCTTTCTTCTTGAATTATAATCTGTTTTTCGAGATCCATTTTTTGATTTTCAAGTTGTTTTAACTCGTTTTTATAGTTTTGTATTTCTTGATCTATATTCATTTTTTTCCTTTTTTAAGATTACTTAATTAATATCTATACCAACTTGTCTAAGTACGTACTAGTACCTTTGTTTGGATGGATATTTAATTTTCTATAACCAAAACCAAATTCAAATACCGCAAATATTTCCTCGGGTTCAAGACTCTTAGAAAATTTTTGAATATAACTTATAGCTTCTGTTTTGGTTAAAATTATATAATGTTTTTCTTTATGAGATTTTAAAACCCATTTCCCATTATATTGTGGACGCGTATCAAAATTAAAAAAAAATCGAATACTCCAATCGTTGATATTATCCAATTTCCATTTTAAATAATGATTTCTATTTCGATTATAAATAAATTTATTTATTTTTGCTTTAATTTTTTTTTTAGAAATTATCAATACGGTATTCCTCTCTCCAGTTAACTATCGATGGTATACCATCGATAGTTATATAGTTATCTATATACCTTTCATGATCCTTAGTTAACTATTAATAGTTATCCCGATTTTACCAAGGCGTTTAACATCTGAACTCGTTTTCCAATAGGTAAACCTTTAAGTTCTTTTGGGAGATTAACATTTGGTAAAAATGGTTCTAAATTTTCGTAATAATTTTTACCGGCAAGAATCGTAAATTCGGTATTATTAATATCGAATTTACTTTTAAGTTGTTCTAATGTTTTTCTTGCCCATTTATTACGTTCTGGTTTTTTCATATTATTAAGAGTTTTTTCATATGGTTCTATAACATTATCGAATGCTAATAAACCATGCTTAGCGCTTAATATATAAATATCGTCTTCTTGAAATCCAAGACTCTTTGCATATTTTAAATGACCAGTGTATAATTGACCACAATATAATTCTCCAGCTTTATGTGGACCTTCATTTTTACTTTTAACGCATGATATTAGACATATCTTTTTCATAGTCGGACCCCTCCCAATTTCTTAACAATTTCGCAATCCAAAGCGGATTCGATTACTCCTATTATCAAGTCTAAATTATTTAATTTAATAAGATTTTCCAAATTATCGAATCTTAATTCATCATTTAAATCAAATAGAGATTCGCAATTATCAATATAATTTATTAAATTATTTTCGAATTCGGAGTCTGGTTCTTCGGAGGTAACTATTTTCAAAGCCAATTCGTATATATTATCATATGTTCCTAAGTAAGCAATATTAAAGTTAATACCATAATCGTTATCTATTTCATATCCCTGATATGGTAATTTATAGGCAATGAACGTAAAATCATTAGTTTTAAATGACGATGTAGATAATTCTTTTTTGTGTTTCTGTTGTTTAAGTATTTTTGCTCTCATGTATATATCCTTTTTTTATTTAAATAAGATTGGAGAATTCCCCAATCTTTAAATATTTTTTAAAAAACTTTTTAAGACTTCTTCTACATCTTCGGAATATTTAATTCGAATTATTCTTATATTATTTTTTAAACAATAATCTTCTTTAATTTTATCCCGTTCTTGAGTCTTCTTTAATCCTTCTAAACCACCAAAATATTCGACTGGTTCAAAATGTTGTTTTCCATCGTACTCAATAATTGTATTTAAATCTTCTAGATAAAAATCAAATCTATAATTCTCGAAGAGTTTAACTTCTTGTTTAAAAGATATATTGTTAGATTCTAGAAATTCTCTAACTCTTCTTTCGCCTTTGGATTCCGAATTTTCTTGAGCACAAATTGGACAACCATGACCACGTTTGTGATTGGCCGGAGTCTGAAAAAAACTTCCATGTTCTGGACAAATGATTTCTATTTTATAATGTGGTGAGATGTATTTAACTTTTGAATAATTATATTTATTAGAATGAATTTTTTTAAAATCATTTAAATGTTTATCAACGGGTTTTATTTTTAAAGAGCATTTTGGACAACCATTTCCAGTTTTATGTATTTCTGGAGTCTGTAAAAATTCTCCATGTTCATAACATATTATAATAACCTTAGTTCTAGAATCAATATAATTAACTTTTGAATAATCGTATTTATTATCATGAACTTTTTTAAAATCTTTTACTATATTTTTGGTTTTTAAATGATTCTTTTTATTACATTTATTACACCCATAGCCAGATAAATGAAGTTCTGGAGTTTTCCAAAAACTACCATGCTCCAGACAAAGTATTTCTACTTTAGTTCGGGAATTAATATAATTAACTTTTGAATAATCATATTTATCTCCATGAACATTTTGAAAATCTTTTATTGTTTCATTGGTTGTTTTTTTTCGTCTTCCGTATTGGCTCATAATTTTTCTCCAATCTTTAAGCAACCTCTAATAATTTTAAATCGACCCATTCTGGATCAATCCAATTATTGCTTTCATCACACTCTTTTAATTTTTCTTCGTATAATTCCATTACCCAAGCACTTACTGTTTGGAAAACTTTAATTCCAAATATTTTTCCAGCATTTGTAATACTGTTTGCCGATAATGGATCACTAAATTCATAAGAAATCATTCCAAGAATTCCATAACCACTATTAAGACTTACCTTAATTCCATTTTGATTACTATTAAATTGATCTTTCCTAATATTTAAATACCCCTTTAATTTTTCCGGATTATCGAATGATTTACCTTCGAAATCTATTCCAATTAATGATTGTATTCTTTTTTTACGAGGTTGATCATCTTCAATTTCTGTTAAAATTTTATCAGCTATTTCTTCTGTTAAAAATTCAACTGGAGTTTTAAATACTTCTTTAATACTATTACAAGAATTAAATTTAGCTATAATCGCATCCAGTACTAGCATTTTATTTTTAACAATTCTTCTTTCTGCCAATCCATCGATAATCAACTGGACTTCAAAAGCTAATTTTTCAGAATGTTTATAAAATAAAGTACCATAGGAATTCAACAAATAATTTTGAAAATAATTATTTACCAGTTCTTCTTTATCTAGAATTTTAAAATTAATATTTACCGAATTATAATCCGTAAATAAATAACTTTTTTGAGTCTGGTATTTAGTCTCAAATAATTCTGGATAAAAAATATAATCTATTGTAATCTGGCTAAATCCTTTATTTTGTGGACTTAACCAAGATATACTTTCGATTAAAGGAAAGAAGCAACTTCGCAAAAGATAATATGTTTTATCATCTTTTGGTGTATAGATATCCTCTAATTTTCCAGTATAATTAATTAACTTATTTAGTAATTCACAATAGTATTCCGTGGTTACTAATTCAGCCTCTTTTTTATTTTTAACATTATGCTGGGTGCTATAATTTTTAAGTAATTGTAACATGGCTGACTTAAAACTTGGTATAACCAAAGTTTTAATTTGAGCTGGTGTATGACCTTTACTTTTCATAAGAAAAATCTTATCCATTAATCCTATAAAATTCTGAATAGTACTTGAATCATATATTCTCCCAAAAATCGTTTCAGGAGAAATATTAGAATATACTGTACTCGTTGGATATAGAGCTGCGGCATCAGTACTATTAATTAATGTATCTTCTTCTAATCCATATATACCAGGAACAGGATTTTGAACATAAGCGCCCATTACTTTAATATGCCAACTATTCTCTTTTAATATTTTTTTTGGAATTTCTGTATTCAATGTATTTCCTCCGGTATCCAAATTATTCTATAACCTTCTGATAAATATTTTGGTATTAATATTTCAAAAGCTTCTGTTATATTATTATTTTTATATTTATAACATTTTAATTCAAAATTTAAAAAATGTCTATCTGATTTAAGTTTATTTAAAATTAATTTTTCGTACGATTGATTTTCAAAAATATGAATTAATTCAATATCTTTTTTGGAACATTTGATTATTTTATCTAAATGTCTATTTTTTTGAAATTCCATATTATTCTGTTTTTCAGAAATATTACTTAAACCATAACTATGCCAATATAGACCATTATATTCAAAAGCTAATTTTAATTCAGGTAAATATATATCTAATTCCAAACCATTTAGAATATTTCTATCGTTGGTAATTATTTTACCTGAATAATTATCTTTTATAAAAGACAGTATTTCTCTTTCTTTTACAGAAGTATTTGTACGATTATTATAATCTATTTCTAATTTTTTAGCCCATTTTCTAGGTTGAGATAAAGAAAGATGACTCCAATTATAACGCGTAGCTAATCCTTCGAAATCTAAAAAATCATTTTGTTTAAATTCTAAAAACTTTTCTTTCGAAATATTATTCGTTTTTCTAAAATTTTTTATAAATGTTTTCGTACTTTTTTCTTTAATTTCCGGAATTTTAGAAACATTATAAACACCATATTTTTTAAAAATGGCTTCTTTAATCTTATCTTTATTTTTAAACGGAGTTATTTCTTTTATTTTTTCTCGAAATTCCGTAGTTTTTGAATAATGTGATACACCATACTTTCCAATAGAACTTTTTTTAGAAACTTCTATCATTTCCTTATTTTTATTTCTGCACCGAATACCGCAAAATAACCTATCTAATTTTTTAATAGGTTTTCCACATTCTTTACAAATCGGATTAGATAATTTATAAAACCATAATTTACAAAGAGTATCAAGATTATTTAATTCAGAATGAATATTAAAATCTTTGGTATAATCTAAAATCTTTTTATAAATATCTGGAAATTCTGAAATTAATTTCTTATTAACTCTTTGTATATTTATAGTTTCTTTTCCTCGCAATATAAAAATAAATTCTTTTTTAAAGATTTCTACATCCATTTTATTTTCCTAAAAATATTTTTGCATATGCATCACCATTTTCTTTAATTTTAGTATCCTCGTATGGGTTAACCACCCGTCTTTGAAATTCGGCTTTAGCTCCTTCGAGAGCTCCAACGATATCATTAATATGTTGATAATTTAATCCATTTTTATGAAGATACTTTTGTATTAAAATAGTAATTGCATAATTTAATTCTCCTGCATTTTTTGGAGAATCTGTGGCTTCAAAACGATCTTCTTTTTTAATATATGGCAATATTACTCCTTTTTAATTTAAAGTTTAAAACGATTCTATTTTTTTCTCATTGAATCGTTATCGAACTATACATGGCTGAAATTCGCATATAAAATACCTGCATAATAATTTTAGGTATTAATATTAATTTAATTATTATAGTATTAATATTAATTTAATTATTATATTTATATAACTTCGGTATTTTGCGGCTAATTATTAATATGCAATATATGTTTGAGAATATTAATATATTAAAGAAGGTGCCTAGGAATTTGGGTATAATTCGATTAAGAAATAAATTAAACAACAATTGCTAAATATTTTTAAAGTTAATGTTCTTTTACCATGAGATCGAGATATTTTTTTGGAATTTTTGTTTTCATTTCTTTAGCCAGTTCTCTAATTAAAAAGTAAGCTGCTCCAGAATCTCTAAGATCGAAAAAGTTTTTGAGACTTCTAAGATTAATTGTCATGACTAAATCAGTTTTCCAATTATCCGTTACTAAATGTTTAAACGCATCTCCAACATTACGCTTTTTTTTCATATTTTTTAATTTCTCGAATGTTGGTAATGGCGAAACCATGTAATCCAAAGTTTCATAAAACGTGAACGTTTTTTTAGAGAAACAACTGTTCTTAAAACAATCTGGATTTAATTCATATTGATATAATAATTTATCAAATATAGCATTGATTTCGATTTTATTATAATTATCGTCTGTTACAAACATATCAAAAGTTTTAACTATTTCTAGGAATGCTTTTTTTGGCTCATACGTTTTAATACTAGTTAAAAAAGCCATTAATAAGTTATGCATTGTATATCTAGTACTCCGAACAGTAAAGCTAGCAATTCTATGCCTAGCCAATTCTTGTAAAACTCCTCGGGAAGTACCAAGAATGGCAAATGTTAAAACAGAATGTTCTATAACACTATGATGATGGTACACCCAAGCGAGACTATCCAATAATTCGGATTTATTTATATCATTAACATTTTTTTTGACTCTGTTTAAAGTAGTATCCAGTTTTTCTCCAGTTTTTAATAATTTGCTAAGATTATTTAATTCGCGTATGCTTTCGTTTTCGCTGTATTCGAAACTATCATAAGCTATTCTTCCCGCAAATTCAGCAGAACCAATACCATTTTCATTTAATAACATTACTGCTGGTTTTAAATATTTTATACCAAGAACTTCCACGGTATAATCCATATTTTTCATTTCTTTTTTCATTTTGATAAATTCCTTTTTTTAATTATAGATTCTATTATTTTTTTATGATACTTCCAAATATAAAGATATCTTTTATTATCAGTGGATATATGATAATCAATACTTTTAATAAAATCCTTTAAATGATATTTTGAATATTTATTAAAATTATTTTCCCTTTTTAATTCGAGTCTACGTATAAAACCAGATTTATAAGCATATGATAGTATACTACGAATAGTTTTTTTATCTAATCCTAACGTTTGTAAATCTTCCTTTCCAAAATATTCCATATTTTTCCTTATGTGTCAAAATTATAAAAACAATCCATATTTTCAACAATATTATTTTCTAACATCCATAGGATACTTACGGCTATCATATCGTTATCCTCAAAAGCCCCACCACCGTCTGGTTTGTAAAATTGATTCATAATAAAATTATTAGTACTCCATAAATCCCATGATCGATCGCGACAATATTCATAACAATTTTCTATTGTTAATATATTATTTATATCGTTTATAAATTTTTGACATTCCTCTGGTTCATAATATTCTTTATCATCTTCTACCATTGCAAGAAATTCTTTTTTAATATTATTTATAATATCCTTTACTATTCCTTCGTTTAGTACGGTACTTGAAAAAGATAATTTAATATTTCCATCATCTCCAATACTTCCTTCACTTTCATGAATAGTTTCTGTATTGTATAAATCTGTTTTTGTCCACTTCGGAAGGTTATCTTTAAATTCTTCCATATATGTTTTAATACTTTCGTATTGACAACTACCAAATTCCATTTATAATCCTTTCTAAATTTCGAAAATCTTTTTTTACTAAACCATATTCATAATACGGTTGAATAATTTTAAAATCTTTTGGTACATTATAATGATCTGCTTCATCATCAATTAAAATATTTAAATCGTAATCAACTTTCATAATTTCAAATAGTTTATCCAGTTTATATAATTCACCTTTAATTTTAAAAGGTACATGTGGTTGAAGTTCCTCGGTATGCCAAGCACTGAATAAATAAACATCAATATTGTACTTTTTAATTAATTTATTTAAACGAAGAACTTTTTTTGGAAAAGGATCCATAATCCCTCCCCAACCATGTTTCTTCTTTCTATAAATACGTTGATTGCTATCGTACTGATTTAATACTCCATCTACATCAAGATATATAGCAATTTTATTCATTTAAATAATCCGCTTTTATATTTTGAAGTAATTTGAAAACTGGAAATATCCATTCTTCGATATTATCTTTAGAACATTTTCCATTTTCATCCAATGTAAAAAATAATTCTTTAAGTTCTTCTTTTGTAAGATCTTCTATAAGAACATTTTTAAATCTTCCATCTCGTTTTACCCTTAGATAAAATCCTGTACTTGGAAATTCATAAGTCGAAGTACTCATTGAAATCTTCCTCTATTCCATATTTTTCGGTAAGTGAATTAAACTCATTTAATAATTCTTGTAACCGTTCCTCTATTTTTAAATCTTCGATTTCGGTTTCAAAATCCTCATAGTTTCTTTCCATTTTTTCAATTTCGGCCTCATATTTTTGAAGAGCCGCTAAATTTCCATCACATGTGCTAGCATAAGACATATTTTCTCCTTAATAGAATCTATCGAACATACCAAGTACACTGTACTCAGTTTCATCAAAACCACGATTGAGTAACCATTGTTGTCCTCGTAAAATAGCATTTGTCGCCTTAGTAAGATTAAATCTGAGATCGGCTTCTTTCTCATCTACCAATCGCTGGATATCTTTTTCATTAAGAATATCGTTTTGTGAGATTAATTCATCTCTATATTCTGCAATAATTCTATTAATTTCATCATCATCTAAATCTTGACAACCTTTTAAAGATTCTTTGGTATCATCCAGTTCTTTCATAATATTGGAAGTTTCTTCTATCGATATACCAGATATACCATCATCATTTTTTTCCTTCTTATCTTCTTTTGGAACGTTTAATTTTCTAGCTCCAACAACATACTCTGGTTGTACTTCTATTCCAGCTTTTAAATTGGGTTCTTCGGAACCTAATTCAACTTCTTTAATTTTAGCTATGGGAGTATCGCATTCTGGACAGCATAATTCACCATCTTTTTCAAATGCCTCTTCTTCCATAAACTTAGCTCTACAATTTGGATTAATACATGTAAAAATCATTTTTCGTCCTTTTTAATTTCTTCATCTTCTTCAAATTTTATTTTATTTCTTTTTTGCCATAAAGCAATTTCTTTTACTTCTAAAATGGTATTCATTAAACTAAAAGCAGTACTCTTATTTTTAAAATACCAAGCTCTTTTAGAAAAATTAACTCTATAAACAACATCCAAATTATTTTCAAATGGATAATCATCTATAGTCGAAATTATATTTTGATCTATAGGAAGTATACCAACTGTACCAATTCTAGCCTTATTTATACTAAAAATATTTAATCCTTGGATAACTACTTCACCAGTTTTTAAAACAATTATAGTATATGCTCCTAATGGATATAATTTATCCATATCTTCATGTGGTACAGTTATTTTAAAACCATCTTCGATATCCATTTACTCATCCTCTATAAAATATTCAAAATAACCCAAAACGTTTAAATTATTATTGAGTTGCATATTTATTAATTTTACTTTCGAGTACCTATCTTTTAAGACATTATAATACTTCTCACATTCATCTATCTGTTCCTGAAAAGTTAAATTTCCTTCTCCGATATATACTTTAAGTTTTTTCATTTTAATCTTCCTTAATTTTAACGACAAGATCAACAGGTACTCCAAAAATCGTTGCTAAATATTCTGAGGTACCAATACTATTTTTTATATTATTATATAACGTTTCTGGTTTTAATCCATAAGGATCTTCCGTTTCGATAATATATTCTAAAACTTGTTTAATATCATCCGTCATATCATTTCCTTTTTAAATTTATTAAGTTATCCGGAATTTCCGGATAACTTTAAAGGGCTTGTAATAAAGCTTCTTTTCTTAATTCGGGATTTTTAAATACTCCCCCATATTGTGTCGTACTTGTTCTACCAGAATTTGATTTTACACCTCTAAGACTTTCGCACGTATGTTCGATATTTTTAAATGCTACGTAAACATTATCGGATCCAATAGTGTCACAAATCTCTTTGTAGATTTGGTAAGTTAATTGTTCCTGAAGATGTGGTCTAGCACCATACCAATTAATAAGTCTTTGTAATTTACTAATTCCAAGTAATCTGTTAGTTGGAATATAAGCAATTACAGCATATGATTGAGAATCCCCAGCCACATCATGAAATGGTGCTAAATGATGAGAACATAAAGAACGGACATCAACTTTCTTAGATATCATCATATCAGTATTGATTTCATCATCATCTACTGCAACACCATCTTCACCAAATTGTAAAGGAAAACTTTCCATACGTGGTTTGGATTGATATCGACCAACCATCAGTTCATTAATCCACATACTAGCTACTCTCATTGGAGTATCTTTTAAATTTGGATCATTTACATGATCAAGTTTCATTAAATCAAAAGCTTCTTTTAATTTTTCAGCTACTTGTTCCGTCATAAGTGCCCTATGTCGAACACTTAATTCTTTATTTTCATGTGCTGGAAAAGATTCAATATCATTAAGATCAGCATTGATCATAATTTTGCTATCTTTATCCATTTCATGCAAAATTTCTTTTACTTTATCCTGTTCTGTTTGCATTAGTCTTCCTTATTTTTAAAAGTTTCTTTTTTTATATTATCAAAAATTAATTCTAATAATTTAATAAAAACTATTTTAAAATTTTCCAAATATTCATTCTCTAGATCTTCAGGCAAAGATTTATTTGGATCCACAACATTACTTTTTATACTTAATATAAATGGAACTTTATAATCCATAATTTTATGAGAATTTGCTTCTTCGGGTGGGCCAATATAATTTGGATCATTAACATAATTTGGAATAACATTATATTCAATAATAGTTATCTTTTTACTAAATTGATCTTTTTGAAATTCTTCTAAATCGGTTTTTAAAATAGTTTGAATAGTTATTTCGGGAAATTGAAATAATCTATATACTATAATCTGGTCTGGGAAAAAATTTTTTGCTTCAGGAGAATTTAAAAATTCTTCGATCGAGTTGTCTTCGGTCTCTATTTTATTCTGCATTTTCAGCCTTATTTATATCTTTATGTCTGTAATCATACCTGTCCTTCTTTTGCTTAGCAAATGCTTCTGGCATTTCCTTAACTGTATCGGGAACGTCATCATGATATTTTTCATGACATTGTTTACATAATACTATATAATTAATATTATTTGTATTATGTTTAGTCATAACTTCCTGAACTATATCCAATTCGTTTAAAGAATCTAAATCATTTTCATGTATATGCTGCTGTAAAATATTATCTACCACATCATATAATGTTTCTGGATAATGATGGGATTCTGGTTTTAAATAATACATTGATTCTTTACAAATTGGACATTCTTGAATTCCAATTTTGGAACGTTTTTGCCAAATATCATATTGAATGCTTTTTCGAATTAAAAATTCTAATTTTTTAATTAAGAGTGAGTAATGTTTTTCTCTAGATAAATCAAAACCCATCCATTCAGAAGTTTCATTATTTGCCATATTTTAACCTTATATATCTTTCATAAATTGCTTATATATTTTACTTAATAAGAATTTTAGAGAACTTAAATCCTGAAGATCAGTAATAATATATTTTTGAAAATTTTCGGAAACGTCCTCGATGTAATCATTATTAAGTACTCCAGTTTTAAGATTTATAAAAAATTCCACTTTAAATGGTTCTTTATAATATCTTTTTTTATTTTTAGAATCTATAAAAGTATATAAAAATTCATTTGATTTTCTAAGCACTGCTATATCGAACAAAGTTAACCCAAGACGTTTAATAATTTCTCCATTCAGTTGAGTAATAAATAAATCATCTTCTATGATATCGTTGCTTTGCTTAACTGGTGGTACGTCTTGTACCTTGGTTTCGCTTCCAACTGGTTTAGTTGGTCCAGTCAATCTTTCGGAAATGACTTTATTGATTATCTCAATATCCTCCGATTTTTTAGTAGCTTTATTTTCTAGTAAAGCATTTAATTCCAAAGGATTAACCACTTTTCTATTAATATAAAAATCCTTAGCTTCTTTAACGGTATAACCCTTTTTAGAAATTAAAGTATTTATAGAAGTTTGATAAGTTCTATTAGGAAAAAATTTATACAATTGATAAGCTTTAATACCATTTTCTTGAATTAATTTTTTATAAAATTCAAGTATTTGGTATGGATCGTGAGACATCAATCCTTCAACTTTTCCATTAAGATGTTTATCTAAGTACATAGATATCAAAGGCATTTTCATTAAAGATTCAAATAAATAAGTAACCGCTGTTCTAAAAGCCGTTTTAGAACTTAAAGCCTCATCTGAGAGAGGGATACTATTGTATAAATAAGCATCCAACTCTTTATAAATATTAACTTTCTTTTTTTGAGATCGTTTTAATTTATTTTTCTGAGTTTCAAGTTTCTTTAATTGAGTCTTAGTCATAATGATTAAGCTTCGACTCTACAATGACTCTTAGGAGTTTCCCAATACTCAATTGCTTTAACTCTAACATTTGGAAGATCTTTCATCTTTTCTTGAACAACTGTTAATAACCAAGCCGCTAAGTTTTCAGATGTTGGGACAAAGTCTACAAAAATAGCACCTTCGTATTTTTCAAAGACTGCATCGGCTTCTGATTTAGTACAAATATAACTTTCTACTTTACCATCAACATTTTTTCTAATTTCTGTTAAATTTGGAATCCAATAACCTTCTTTCATTTGTATAGCGCGTTCCATATTTAAATAACCATACTCTTCATTAAAATCATGGTTAGCTACCGAAGGAAATTCAGGAGCGAATAAAGGATCTTTAATATCCATAATAAATTTATGATCCAACGTATCATCTAAAAAGTTCTTAAACCAACCAAGATGTTTAAAATCAGTAACCATTCCAATATCTGCTATATTAGAACCATTTTCACCTTCTTCTAAAAAAACTTTTACTAGTCCTTCATGACCATGTAAATGTCTACATGCTAAACAAGCATTACCAGATTCCGTAAATCCAGTATCTAATTTTTGGCTCCAAACACGATGCCCATAACAGAAGCTAAAACTTTTATCTATAACCCATTTCATTATTTTTCCTCGAATAATTTTTGTTTTAGAAGATATCCTTCTAATTGCCAAATCTGCTCTCTAGCCTTTTCGAAAGCTAGTTTACGTCCAATATCTTTATCAAAATTTTCTTTAGATGCGGCAGCCGAATGACCAGTTACTTGAAAACCATTTTGTAAAGTAAGTACACAAATAGTCATAGTAGTATCCGGAACAATATGATAATATTTATTAGCGATTACCGAATCTATTAAATCTGGTGTAAGTCTTGGAGCATTTAAATTTTTTTCTTGAATTTCTTTTTCTATTTCTTTTTCTGACATAATGACCTCTTTTATTTAAAGACATGAAATTAGGAAAGATTTCTCTTTCCTAATTAATTTATCCTGGAATTCCAGGATAACTTGCTGGAGCAGGTTGACCCATTGGAGCACCTGCTCCAGCAGGTGCTGGAGCAGCTGGCATACTTGGAGCAGCTTGTGCTGGAGCAGCTGGCATACTTGGAGCAGCTTG